CCGGGTTGGGACCCTCATGCATTGTCATACGGGGTCCGCAAAAAGGCAACAAAAATTCGATCCGATCACAATAAAAAAATAGTGTATCTTATTTGTATATATACACTTGCTATATATCCCTCTTTGAGTGATTACTACAGTACGAAGAAAAACACACCAAAGAGAGGTAGACGGCATGGAAAAGACAACACGGTTCGGAATCGAGATCGAGATGACAGGCATCACCCGCAAGGACGCAGCCCTGGCTGCCCAGACGGTCCTCGGTGGAGAGCTGCTCTACGGTGGCTCCTACTACGACACCTACGAACTGAAGACCTTTGATGGCCGCACATGGAAGTTCACATACGATGGTAGCATCCGATGCGAAACCAAGACGCGAGGGATCAAAGAGAGTGCATCTCGCCTGTACAGCGTCGAACTGGTCAGCCCGATCCTCACCTACGAGGCCGACATCGAGAATTTACAGGAGGTCATCAGGGCGCTGAGGAAGGCCGGGGCCTTCACCAACAGCTCCTGCGGCATCCACATCCACCTTGATGGCCAGCCGCACACACCACGCTCGATCAGAAACTTCGTGAACATCATCTACGCCCGAAACGACCTGTTCTACAAAGCCCTCGGCATAGAGGCCCAGCGGGCACGGTACTGCAAGAGGATGGACGAGCACCTTGTGGCGACCATGAACCGCAAAAAGCCGAACACCTTCGCCAAGATCGAGAGCATCTGGTACGAAGGCTACCAAGGGAGCAGGGATTCCCACTACCACCAGAGCCGTTACCATTTCCTCAACCTGCACTCATTCTTCCACGGCCACAAGACCGTCGAGCTACGCGGCTTCAACAGCACCCTCCATGCCGGAGAGGTCAGAAGCTACATCGTCCTCGCCCTCGCGCTGAACACCCAGGCACTCACACAAAACTCAGCGAGCACCAGGAAGCCCCAGGCCGAGAACGAGAAGTTCGCGATGCGCACCTACCTCAACCGCATCGGCTTCATCGGCGACGAGTTCAAGGCCTGCCGAGAGCACCTGACCAAGCGCCTCACCGGATCTTCGGCGTGGAGAAGGATCGCCGCCTGAAGGGGCAACCTGACAAGGCTCTGAGGGCGGGACAACCGCCCTTGGGGTGGTAGAAGACCAAGTGAAGGAGTGAAGCAACGATGAAGAAAGTCTATCTGGCCTATGGAAGCAACCTGAACCTCGAACAGATGGGAGAGCGATGCCCCGATGCCGCAGTCATCGGAACAACGATACTGCACGATTACCAGCTGTTGTTCCGGGGAGGCCGACATACTGGTGTGGCCACCATCGAGATGAAACGAGGAGCAAGGGTTCCGGTGCTGCTTTGGCAGATCACCGAGAAGTGCGAGAAGGCCTTGGACCGCTACGAGGGTCACCCCCACCTGTACCGAAAAAAGAAACTGATGGTGAATCTGGACGGTGATGAGTTGGTGGCGATGGCCTACGTCATGAACGAAGGACCACCGCTGGCGATGCCGGATGCATACTATTACTCGACCATCCTTGATGGTTACTACGACTGCGGCTTCGATGAGGGTATCCTCAAGCAGGCGGTTATGGAATCGATGGAGGCCACCAATGACTGAGCAGATCAAGGACCAGATCCTCAAGGTACGTGACAGCGGTCTGACGAACATGTTCAACACGGGGGCGGTCCAGTGGATCGCCTCCCAGATGGGACTTACGGAACTTGTCGACTACCTTGATGGGGACAACACAAGGGAATACGCTCACTTCATACTCACCGGCGAAAGCTGACAGGAGCCTTCACAAGGTGTCATACCCGACTCTACACCAGTAGTGTGTTTATTTAAATTATTGCTCTGTTACAGGTTGCTATAGTTTCCGAATTGAGGGATATATACACCAACAAAACGGACACGGAGGCAAGAGCATGTGGAAAGAAGGAAGTTTGGAGATCGGGAAGAGCGTTTTCAGGTACTGCATCAAGGTGTACGGGGAGGGTTCGGAATACGGGATCGACGAGGGAAGGATCTCCAAGCTGATGCTCAAGAGGAATGGCAACGTCGTATGCAACTACGACCGCGGCTGGGACAGCAGGCCACGTGACACTGATACCAGGCAAGCCCTTGAGAGCCTGAAAAAAACATACAACTGACAACAAGCACCCACCACTTGAAGGGACCCACGCCGGGTCCTTTTTGTTTGCCCTGAGGAATGGAAGAACATATGCCGAAACCGAAGAAATACACTCCTACACCCTTCATGGCGAAGGAATCGACCTACGACAAGACCCTGGCCGACCGTGCAGTTGGGTTCATCGAATGCCTCTGCCACACCAAGGGGGTTTGGGCTGGAAAACCCTTCAAGCTGCTTTCCTGGCAGGAGAGAATCATCCGAGACCTGTTCGGTATCGTCAAGACCGATGGGTATCGGCAGTTCAACACCGCCTACATCGAGATTCCCAAGAAGAACGGAAAGAGCGAGCTCGCCGCCGCAGTGGCGCTGTTGCTGACCTGTGGGGACTTCGAGGAACGCGCCGAGGTCTACGGGTGTGCGGCCGACCGCCAGCAGGCATCGATCGTATTCGAGGTGGCAGCGGACATGGTGCGCATGTGTCCCTCGCTGAATCGACGCGTCAAGATCCTCGCCGCCACCAAGCGCATCGTGTACCTGCCGACCAACAGTTTTTATCAGGTGCTGAGCGCCGAAGCCTACTCCAAGCACGGATTCAATATCCATGGGGTGGTCTTCGACGAACTGCACACCCAACCGAATAGAAAGCTCTTTGACGTGATGACCAAGGGCTCAGGCGATGCCAGGGCCCAGCCGCTGTTCTTCCTGATCACCACGGCAGGCACCGACCAGCACTCCATCTGCTACGAGCAGCACCAGAAGGCAAAGGACATCATCGAGGGTCGCAAACACGACAAGACCTTCTACCCGGTGATCTACGGCTCGGAGGAGGACGACGACTGGACCGATTCCAAGACGTGGAAGAAAGCCAACCCGTCGCTTGGGCATACCATCACGCTCGAGAAGGTGAAGGCGGCCTGCGACAGCGCAAGGCAGAACCCGGGTGAGGAGAACAGCTTCCGTCAGCTCAGGCTCAACCAATGGGTCAAGCAGGCTGTTCGCTGGATGCCGATGGAGAGGTGGGACCTCTGTGATTTCCCGGTGGATGAGACGGCATTGGAAGGACGGGTCTGCTACGGGGGACTGGACCTCTCAAGCACCACCGATATCACTGCGTTCGTGCTCGTATTCCCACCCAGGGATGAGACCGACAAGTTCGTGATCCTCCCCTGGTTCTGGATACCCGAGGACAGCCTGGGCCTGCGTGTGAGGCGTGATCATGTGCCCTACGACGTATGGGAACGAACCGGCCACATACAGACCACCGAGGGCAACGTGGTCCACTACGGGTACATCGAGGCCTTCATCGGCGAGCTGGGCAAGAAATACAACATCCGCGAGATCGCATTCGACCGCTGGGGGGCCGTGCAGATGGTGCAGAACCTTGAGGGCATGGGCTACACGGTCGTGCCCTTCGGACAGGGATTCAAGGACATGAGCCCCCCGACCAAGGAGCTGATGAAGCTGGTATTGGGGCAGAGCATAGCACATGCGGGACATCCGGTGCTCCGCTGGATGATGGACAACATCTTCATCCGCACCGACCCGGCTGGGAACATCAAGCCCGACAAGCAGAAATCCACCGAGAAGATCGACGGCGCGGTTGCCACGATCATGGCACTGGACCGGGCGATCAGATGCGGCAACGAAGTGCGCGAATCGGTCTACGAGGACCGAGGCATCCTCTTCATCTAGGAATCAGGAGATACACATATGGGACTCATATCCAAGCTTGTCACCAGAACGCGTGACAAGCCGCAAAACAGGACCAGCGCTTCCTCATACAGTTTTCTCTTCGGAGGATCGACATCCGGCAAGGCGGTGAACGAACGATCGTCGATGCAGATGACGGCAGTCTATGCCTGCGTGCGCATCCTGGCTGAAGCGATCGCCGGCCTGCCGCTTCATCTCTACCGCCACGACGATGACTCGAGCAAGCACAAGGCCAAGGAGCATCCGCTGTACAACCTGCTGCACAGCGAGCCCAATGCGGAGATGACCAGCTTCGTGTTCCGCGAGACGCTGATGACCCACCTGCTGCTCTGGGGCAACGCCTATGCGCAGATCATCCGGAACGGCAAGGGCCAGGTGGCCGCGCTCTACCCGCTGATGCCCAACCGCATGCAGGTCGACCGTGACAAGAACGGCAAGCTCTACTACCAATACACCACCAGCGCCGAGGACGCTCCCACCATGCAGGGAAACACGGTGGTTCTGGACGCCGGCCAGGTGCTGCACATCCCGGGCCTCGGCTTCGATGGGCTGGTGGGCTACTCACCCATCGCGATGGCCAAGAACGCCATCGGCATGGCGATCGCCTGCGAGGAGTACGGGGCGAAGTTCTTCGCAAACGGGGCTGCCCCAAGCGGGGTGCTGGAGCACCCGGGAACGGTGAAGGACCCCACGCGCCTTCGCGATACATGGCAGGGCCAGTTCGGCGGCTCGGCCAACTCACACAAGGTTG